AATGCCATAGAGAAAGACGGAAAACTCCACATCACAGGGAGAGTGTCCGCCAGATTTTAAGGAGGCAGACAATGACAGCAAAGAACGCAGAAGGGTATCCAGACCCAACAGCAGAGGAAGCAATCCGCCATGTAATGCGTGGAGGAAAACTGGATTATACCTCCTTCAAAACCTATGAGGAATTGCAGGACTACACCATAGAGCATAACAAAGGCATAAGCACCAGGGAAGCGGCCGACAAATTCATCCGGGAGAAGATGCCAAAGGAAAGTTACTTCCAGAAGAAAATCCTTGACTGGATAAAGGATAACGCACCAAATGCCATCGCATGGAAAGAAGCAGCCGGCCCGTACTCCAGACAGGGAATCCCAGACATTACCTGCATCATCAATGGCAGGTATTACGGATTCGAGGTCAAGCGGCCATTTATTGGGGTGCTGAGTAAGATGCAGGAACAGACCATAAAGCAGATCCGCAGGGCAGGCGGAAGGGCGGAAGTTGTCACTTCAGAAAAGGAAGTAGCAGAAATCCTGCTGCCGGAACTGACACAGAAATAGCAAGGGAGCAAATAGAATGAGAGTAGCAATCGAACCGAGAAAAGCAACTGACCGTGGCGGATATTACTGTATGCCGCTGAAGGTAAATGTGCCGACAGGACGCAAGGACTGGAAGCTGACCAAGTGCCCGGAGTGCGGTGCACAGTGTTGGGAACTGCCACTGGCAGAAGTAGCCAAGGCGCAGGGAGCAAAAGGACTCTGCACCATGTGCGCTTTAAAGAAGGGAGTGAGCGGAAGATGAGAGTAAAAATAAAGCCAGTCAATGATATGGCGGTGTCTGACGAACACCTTAACATCATAATCCTCAAAAAGCCAAAGCGCAGATATAGACAGATTATCAAGGCATATTACAGAAGAATGCAGAAGAAGGAAGTGAAAGAATCATGAAAGCAATAACAGTATGGCAACCATGGGCAACGCTATTGGCGACTGGGCAGAAACATAACGAAACACGGTCATGGAAAACAAGCTATCGTGGAGAAATCCTCATCCACGCAGCCAAAACAGACCACAGTGGAATCCTGCTACATATCCCGATGGAAGAATTGAAGCACTTCCAGGACGCAGGTGTAGTAAATAAACTACCAACAGGAGCAATCATCGGGAAAGCAAATCTCGTGGATTGTTTCCAGATCGATGAAGCCTATCGGAGAAAACTGCAAAGAGAGAATCCGGCAGAGTTAGCATTCGGAGATTATACCATCGGCAGATACGCATGGGTAATGGCAGATGCAATATTATTCAATAAGCCAATTCCGGCAAAGGGAAAGCAAGGACTGTGGAACTGGGAAGGAGATGTACAGGATGAACGATGATGAAAAGTGTTGCTGCGGAAACTGCCTGCACCACAGACCATCATGGGAAACAGGACATCTGAGCGGATGGCACTGCGATAACTTCATGGCAGACGCATACGGATGTGATACAGAGTACGATGATGGAGAAGAATGTCCAGATTTTGAAAGCAAGAGGTAGGTAAACCATGTGGAAGATTTTTATAGAATACGATGATAAAAGCAAATTGACGATAACCGGAAAGCACAAGGATATCCCAGTAGAACTGGCAAACAAATACTACAGAGAATATGTGAAAAGCAGCGTATGTAATGCCACATATCAGCAGTATCCAAAGAAAGACCATGAATCTATGTCATTGGCAACGAAGATAATGGAACTTCAAAATGGAGTGCAACGATGAATGACGAATTTGAAAGTTGTGTAATGATTTGCCAGAACTGCGGACACGAAACAGCGATTGATCCAAATAGAACAATAGGAGCAATAATACCTTTGGAATTTTGTCCGTGGTGTGGAAAAGAAATAAAGGAGGCAGAGGATGAGACTGAAAAAGAAAATCAGCAGGCAGAGTAAGATATTCAAAAAGGCGATCAATGCAAAGTGGGCATTCTACTGGGCAAAGTTCATGACAGAAGCAGCGGCCATCTGTAGGAAGTATGAGCATGAGGTAATC